GAAGAAGGTGTCAAAGTTGAAATACTAGCAACATCTTGAGTTTACTAACTTGTGGGGCCGAGTTAAGCTTCCCACTCTAAAGTGCCGGATTGGTAGCCTATATTTATAGTGGCACACACCAATCAATAGGTTGCCCTCCACTTGCCAAATGGCAACCACAAATCGGGCTTTGCTGCACAATGCATACGACAATCACACTGAGCCCCTGTTGTGGATTTATAACACTATTACATCTTATTGGCAGCCACGAGCGCACCAAGAGCCACCAGAGCCGAGGTACGATACTCATGGAGAGTGAGTATCTTCGGGCGCACAGACAAATCCTCGCACGCTCGTCGCACCTTGGCACTGACCTTCTCAAAGACATCGTCATCATGGAGAGACAGCTCCAACATCGCTGTTTCGACGTTCTCCACAGTCCTTTCCAGCAATTCCGACGATCCACGGACCCAATTCATCATCTCCAGGATTGTGTCCATCGCAATCGGGCTGCGATATAATGATGAACCTTCAACCTTCCGGAACCTGCGCTTCAGGAAACTGATGTCACTCAAACTCCGAAACGCCACAAGTTCCCCACTCTTGTCTTCGTCAGTGTATGTCATTCCAAGGATCTTGTACCCATCGGCGATGGTGATCTGGTTGAAGAACTTTGAACACACATCACTGATGTTGATGATGTTATCATCGCCATAGGACACCATGGCAACGTGCCGCCCAAACTCTTTCATGTTGGCATACTCAACAGGCACAATTGACATCCACACATAACGCACGGACAATGAGTTGTAGATCGAGTTGATGATTGCCGTGAGAGGGCAGCCAGAGGGCTGAGAGTGCGTCCACATGTACACTGAATCACCAAATGCATGAATAGAACTCACAACACTGCACCACAAAACACGACGAATCTGCTTGTCCTCATCAGTACCATCATAGAATTCCTCAATCACATCCAAAACCCCCATAAGAATGTCCTTGACAAGAGTTCCATCAAAATTGGTGAAATCACCGGCAATCACACGACTCCCTTTGCTGGTCATGCGCTCAGCAATGCGAGTCCAATCAACGGAGTAGACGTTGGTTCCGACAGCGATTTCGTTGTCGATCCTGTTCTCAGCGCAATGAGCGGAGAAACCGAGGAAGTACTTGCGAAAGACCAACGTGTACACCATGGGGCCAGCAGAAAACACACGAGTCTTTCCTTCATCGACTTTCGCTATAGGCCTTCGTTCATCCTTCAGGGTATCGACCCAGACTGCAGGAATACACACGTTGTTGCGAGCAGCTTCAATCATCCGTTCCATCTCTCTCTCAACGTCGGCATCCAACTTATACTCATCACGCCCAAGCCATTTCTGTTTTCCAACACTCCCATGGGCCAGGGGCTGCAATGGGTATCCCGGAGATGTAGTCCGGACAATGCCATTCATGAATTCATCACCGTCAATGCCAGCCACAGCTTCAAAGTTAGTGAGGACGCGTTTACGGTGAGAATCATTTCCGCACCCAACAATACTCTTCACATCATTCACACACGCAGCCAGCTTATCACGATCAACACTTGGGGGAATGGCTCCGGCTTTTGACAAGCCCTTCATCAAGGGGTCCACAAAATCGTCTCCAATGAACTTGGGATGAAGAAGACTCGGTTTCGTTGTCGGGACAGATACCCTACCATGGATCTTACTGGGTTTCAGTTCTGTCTTTGTGGGACGCGGCAAGGTATACAGTGGAGTTCCCAGCGGAATGAAGTTCCCCGCAGGAAGACGAACTTCCGAATCCACAGTCTTCAACAAACCATCCAGCTCGAGAGAAATCTGAGCCTTCACAGGGAAGCACGCCAATGTGCGAGTGATGTCATCCACATTGATTGGTGTTGCATATCCTCTTCCAGGGCTCCCAGCCACATGCATACCCGCAATCTTCTTCATGAAATGTGGTCCAATGCCAATCATCATGCTGCCACAATCCCCGGACGTGGTCTCAATGGCATATTCGTAGCTCCGGCGAAGATTGTAAATATGTTCTTTCCCGCCCTCAATGCTCTGGTAGACAAGGGGCGCATCATTCGCAAGAGCATCGCCATACTTGAGGACCATCATACCGTCAAGTTGGGGGTTTACCAAGACGCACGGGAAATGTTTTGTCCCAAGTTCCTTGGAGGAGAAAAGGTGCTTCACAAGACTTCGCTGCAGCGGCATTCTCTCGGGGAACTGAATTAACAATTGATCTTTGAACTCTCCTTTCGCGTCAACAACAAGCTGGAAGACACACTCCTTGGTCTCAAAGACCATACCTTCCCGCATGGTAGCGCTTGTGATTCGAATGTGGGTATTCTTCTCCAAGAAAGGAAGCAAGTGACCCGCAGTGAGCGCAATTTGACCCACTACAAAGCACAGACGCATGGCAATTGGAAAGGCTGACCCGTCACCAACAAAGATAGTGTACATATTGCTTCGAATGGCATGGGACACTTCGTGGGCTCCAGGATCGAGTCGCATTTGAGCCTCAGCGTTGCTCCTCGAACTTTGAACGCGAACATTGACAGGGCGTGCAGTGCGGCCATCGCCAGAAGAAACAAGTTGAACGCGAACCACACCCTTCTTGCCGGACACAGTATCTCCAGAAGTTGTCAACTGGATGTGTTTCTTGACATCATCACGCTCAACACTTTGCAAGTCAATCAACTGATGCTCAGAAAACAAGGCACACAATGGTTTCTTCTCAACAATGTCCGAACGGTCAGAAATCATCACTGTCGAATCACTGAAATCAAATTCCGCTTTCTGTCCTTGTCTCTTGCAAGTACCACACACAGGGAGAATCAATGCACTTTCAACAACATCACCAATAACATGGGCATGCTCGAAAATCTTTGCACATTTACAACACAAATGACGATGCTTAACACGCGCCGTAGAGAGTGCAGCGCCCGTATGCAGTGCATCAAACAGTGGAGTCGACTCACACCAAAAGAACCGGTAAATCACAAACCAAATTGCAGGGATGAATGCAATACTCGCACAAATGATTGGGTGATCCAAAATGATCTGCTTTGCTTGGCTCACACATGACACAACGACCTTGCGCCATTCAGCAAGAGCGCTCTTCAGACCTGGCAGCCAAAGGCTACTGACACACTCACGGCGCTCAAGGGACTGAACAATGCACCTGGTGCTCAAGACAAACAAGGGATCGTTCCGTGCAATATCAGCATACACGGCACTTGCATCATCGCAAAATACCTGCTTGCCATTGGAGACATGTGCGAAAATCATCGTTTTCCAATTTTCGCTGCTCTTCACAAGTCTGCTGGGAGACTCCCACATCTTGACCACAATTTCCTCATGGAAAATCCCGGTAAGCTTGTGGGCCTCACTACACAATCCCGCAATCTGCATCGATGACAAAGTACGAACCAAACCAGGATCTTCAAAAACAGGTCTCATCCAAACCCAATCAATGGGTTCCTCGGTGTAATCACTTACTGAACCTGGCTTCCAGAACACATCCAACCACCCTTGAGCTTCAACAAGTGGTTTGTCTGCAAGTTCTTCCAGGAAACCCTTGAGTGCCGCACCACGCTGGAACTTCTTCTCATACGCAGTCAACAACACACGAATGAGTTCACTATACGACATCCAAGGCCCCAGATCATCACCAGACACTGGACAAACAGGACGCGCTTCCCAAACATCAGTGGAAAACGCGCAACCAAATTTTTCCCGAACTTTTCTTTCATCGAGGTAGTATCCACCATCACGAGAAACACAAACTTCCCTTCTCGCACGAACCATCACATTGACATCAAAACGGCGTCGCAATGCTTCCTTGCAGGCAATCGATTTCGGAAAGTACTCATGAACATTTTGATTAGACGTGCAAATGACGATTTCAGAGTTGAAACAAGTAGCTCCCTTGTCCGACAGTTCTGCCATGTGTAGAGGAAGCTTCGTCAAATTGCCTGTTCGAATGAGCTCCATAATCTCAGGATTCGGGGCTGATTCACTGTCTCGAATTTGCAGGAAGTCATCGAACAGAGTAATACGCTGATTTTTGTAGCCATCCCAGAATTCAGTCTCAACGGTTCGCGCGTAGATCTCCTGCGAAATATCAGGCTTACCATGAATATCTTTGGGAATGCCCTTAACTTTCAACAACTCCGTAGCAACACTGTACATCAAGGCGGACTTACCCTGAGCCGAGGGTCCAGACAAGCAGATTATGAGAGGTTCTTGTCGCGCACCACCAGTGAAAGCGCTGGACGACGCAGCTTTCTCATGAAGCTTCTTCAATGCCTGATAATGAACATTGAAAGGCAAAGCGAGCTTCGCACCAACCTTCAATTCCCCAATTTGCTTGGAGAATATAAAACCTTGCCGATACAATTCCACAACCTCTGTACAGGCAGCGGGATCCCTATCAAGACGCTCATAAATTCCTTCTTCAATCATAGTTTGCACGCGAACGAACCAACGTTCAATGCCTTCGACCATCTCTTCCAATTGAGCGACCTCCGTAGGGATACCATGCTGGATCTGGAAAACCTTGTTGACAGCAAGGCTCACAAGCTTTCCAATCCCATCGAAGGCAAAAGAACCACCCCGCACAGCACTGCCCAATGCAGTCACTGATTTCATGAAGTCGGCAATTTCACTCTCTCGGGGAAGTCGCGACAAAACAATAACAGATACACACGTGATAATGACAGTAACAACACTCACAATGAGCTCCGTGCCAACTTGGGGTTGGACAAATGTACAAAAACGACTGAACATGTTCAGCGCATGCTCTTGAACGACATTCCATGCTTGATAAGCGAGCTCCGAGGCAACGCCGCTGGTGCACAGAAAATCAATCAACAGAGCAGCAAGAGCAGCAGGGTCGGAGAACCCAATGCGAAAAGCAACAAACAACTTGCAACAAGCGGACACAATTTGTTGGGCCACGGTTTTGGACAAAAGCCCAAACCCTTCAAGCAAATCTTGACACTGAGCTTTGAATTCCACGTGATCAAATGAATGTTTGACATTGACATTCATCAAAGCTTGAGCTTGGTGAACAATCAAGGGACGAATGCGCTTCAACACTGCAGAGAAATCAACATCAACAGGATTCAATTTCACATCAACAAATCCAAAGGAGGTATTCAGAGTATACGTCACCAATCGGCCTCCCGTTCGGGAGAACAGAGGAACAGTCTTAAGTTTGTAATGCTCTTTCAGCATCTCAAACTTCGATCCTGCTCCGGCGAAGTTCGACTCGACAACCAGAGTCTTGAAGACAAGACGCCTGAAGGTGTTATTTCGCGTCTTGTCGATCAGTTGATCGAGTTGCATTTGGTCGAACCTAGTGCAGGTCTGAACTTGGGCAACAATGTCCTCTCGTAAGTAGGACAAAGGCCAAGAATTGCTCTTGCCATGGCAATGAGCGCTCCACACGTGAGAACAAAATGACTCAAGATTCTTGAATCGAGTGTTCGCACATTCCTCCTGATTGCAACGGAGGGGTTGCATCCAAGGACATGTCTCGAGATGCTCAATCGCTGTGGAGGAGACAACTGCATCGAGGCAGTAACAAACGACGACGTCAGAGCAGCGAGTGTTGATGAGATGCTGCACACGGGCCCGCATGGAACAATGGCCCTGAGCACAAACTCGACAACAATTGCGTTTGCAATTCATAACAATCTGGTCAAGAAGGGGAGCAGAGGGAATGATTTTGCGTAAAACAGACATGTCGGCAATCGCA